CGAACCTACCAGATCGCATTCCCGGAAGAAAGCGTGCGGGATCATATCGCAGAGCTGCATCAGGAGGACATGATCCGGAAGCTGATGGACGGTTGAAACACCAGCGAAAGCAAAAGAAACCATTGCAAGTGCGGAATTATAGTTATCACAGGCCATGATCTTAACTTGCCAACATCGGGGCGGCAATCGCCCCACCACCCAGAGAGGTGAGAGAAATACAGAGAACAAGCAAAGAAAAGCGCCTAGAGCGAGAAAATATAAAGCTGATCGGGCAGATCCAGGGCTATGAGGATTCTAAGCCGGAGCACCGGGACCCGAAAGCGTACAAGAAATTTAAGGCAGAGCCTACTTACTATGGCAGTGGACGGATGTGTAGCTATGGTGACAAGACGAAGGTTTGCGATCCAGGCTGTATATTTTGGAACACATGCGTTAAAGGGCGGCACAGAGAGGAGAAGTAATGCACGGAGTAACACAAAGGGAGCAACTGATACCGATGAGCGTATACAGAAGGGAACTTGCAAAGGCACGCCTTGGGGATAATATTGCGAACCATATGGGATTTATATTTGCCCTTGCACTGTATGACAAATTTGATCTGACATTTAAGCAGATCACGAACTATTACACCAAAACAGTAAACAAGCATGTCGCGTGGCAGGACGATGATAACGAAGATGTTACAAGCGAAAGCATGATGGAGTATTGCCGGAAACGGAAAATTGATGTGGTCGGCTGGGTAAAGTCGATTCTGATGCCACAGAACGATGCTGGGTGGATTCCGGTTAAATATCATGTAATAACAGAGGAAGAACGAGAAGAAGGATGTTTTTCTGAAGACATTGTATATTATCTTGATTGTAAGATGCCGGATGACGATCAGGAAATTATTGTGACAGACGGAAAGTATGTGTGGGCTGATACTTGCATCGTGGATGATGGATTCGCATTGGATAGCGGACATGATTGGATCGAGGATGTAATTGCATGGATGCCAATGCCGGAGCCGTATAAAGAAAGTGAGGATGTGTAGAAATGGGAGTTTTGCTTGCATTATCAACCTTATTTATATGGGGTCGGCTGGTTAATATTGATTGCGACCTAAAAGATATCAGCGAAGAACTGAAAAAGATGAACGAAAGGAAAAATGATGGAAGATAGATACTTATTCCGTGGCAAGCGGATCGACAATGGTGAATGGGTGGAAGGATATCTGTCATACCCATTTTGCATGAAAAAGGGCAACGAAAGTTATTATTTCTACGCAAAGGATAGTTTGGGTTTCTTCTGTCGTTGTGTTGTAGATGCATCTACTATCTGCCGGTGCACTGGACGGACAGATCGAGATGAGAAATTGATATTTGAACACGATGTAATTGTTTATCTTGACACATATAGCACAGAAAGCGGATATGCAGAAGCAGATTGTGCCGGTGAAGTTTTGTGGGATGAAGAAACATTGTCTTTCCAAGTGACAAACAGATTATCTGCTGAAAGCTGGGAAGTCCTTGGCGGGGAATGTAAAGTGCTTGGAAATGCGATTGAACATCCGGAATTGTTGGAGGTGTAGGATGACATATCTCGTATACATGAATTACATGATGCTTGTTTTTATGTGCGACTATATGCAAATCCTTCCAAGTGAATTTATAGGAATCTTGATTATTTTGGGTTATGTGGCACTAGCCGTACACATTTTTTTGAAGGGCAAAAGAAAGGAGAATGGAGAATGAGCGAAGAACTTAAACCATGCCCATTTTGTGGTGGAAAAGCAAGTTTGAATTACGAACGCATACCTGGAGAAAATAAAGGGTTTTGGGCGCAAGTTATCTGCAATGGTTGTTACGGAAGAAGCGGTGGTACATGGGCGGGGTCTTATAGTGCCGCAGAGAGAATAGAGACTAAAGCATGGAACAGGAGGGTGAACGAATTGATGAACTCGAATGTCCGTAGAATGATTAGAGAACAGCAGGTTGCATACGATGTGGACAAGGTTGTAGAGCAGTTGGAAGCATACAGTAATGCAGACGAAGCGGAAAGACTTGGAACAATGCCAGTAGTGGAACTTACAGACGCAATTAAAATCGTGGAAGGCGGTGGAATAGATGGGAAAAAGCAGAGCCAGTAAAATGAACGGCTATCGTAGCATGGTAAGCCGTCAGAAAAATGATGTTTTTAAGTTTAAGCAGAAAAGGAAAAAGAAAAAATAAGTCGAAAGGAGTAAGAGGTTTGCTGGCCAGCGTTAAAGAGCTCTTTACTCCAAAAACAAATGGAATCAGTACAAGATAGGATGAAGCGACTTGGAGCTTATGAGAAGATTGCTTCATTCATGCAAAAAGAAAAGCAGGATTACAGTTTTAAAAGAAAATATGCACAGATCAGAGCGGAAGAGTTCAGATCAGAATGTGATCGTAGAGAATTGAACTGCCATGTATCCGTTGGAGGTCTGGATAGTATCATTTTATACATATTTCTCCATGAGGTCTGCAGGATTGATGTTCCGGGAGTATCCGCATCAACTTTGGAAGATCGAAGCATCCAGAGGGTGCATAAAGCAATCGGAATTATAAATGTGCCGCCACTCATGCGGGATGATGGGACCAGATGGACGAAACCAAAAGTTATACAGGAATTCGGCTTTCCGGTCATATCTAAGGAAATCGCCGGGAAAATCGAGTTGCTGCAGAATCCAACGGAAAAGAATAAGACAGTCAGACACGCGATCATAACGGGAGAGACCGGGGAATACGGCGGCTGGCAGAAGAATTCGAAGATGCAGCTTAATCAGCGGTGGTTAAAGCTGTTCGGTGGATACGAAAATGAAACCGAAGGATGTGACTTTCAAAAGCCGGATTTTCTGGTATCAGCGAAATGTTGCTATTACCTTAAGGAAAAGAATTGTGATGACTGGGGAAAGGAACATAACAGTGTGCCATATTTGGGACTGATGGCATCCGAGGGTGGCAGACGTGCCAAGAGCCTACGGATGAATGGTTGCAACTACTTCGGGGCATCCACGATCAGATCAGCACCATTTGCAATATTCCACCGGCAGGACATTCTTACACTTGCCTTGGAGATGGATGATCTCTGGAAGAACGGATTAAAAGAGAAGTATCGTGCTGCTGGAATCAAGGATGGGATAATAACAGAAGATTTTCAGATGCCGGAATCTTTGATACCGGAGATTTACGGTACGATTGAGAAAAAGCCAGATGGTACATTGTATACAACAAAAGCGCAGCGTACCGGATGCAGTATGTGCGGTTTCGGAATCCACATGGAGAAACGACCGCATCGGTTTGATCTGTTGTATGAGAGTAACCCGAAAGAGTGGGATTATCTGATGTTCCACATGTGTAAGGACAAGGACGGGAATGATTATGGATGGGCGAAAGTGCTGGACTATATCGGTGTCGGATGGGATCCGACAACCATCGGTGGTAATTGCAAGGGACAGATGAGCCTAGAAGATTTTATGTAAAGGAAGGAGATTACAAATATGGAAACAGGTGCAAGACCAAGAGGAACTGATGGCGCAAGAGTTATTCAGGTGATTGAGACAAAATCACTTAGGGGAAGTGGATTAAACGAGAAGGATAAGTGCAGAGAGGTAAAACAATATTGGAGTTTTGAAGGAGTGCTATTGGCTGAGAATGATCCGTGCACAAAAGAAACAGAGTAGTTTCCTACTCCGTTTTCTTACGTGCTGATTGTTTGGTTTCATCAATGCCTATTATATCAGCATAGAGAAGCTCTTGTTCATGACGGCTGATATACCATTGTTCAAGAAGATGCTCTATAAGTTGGATAAGCTTTTGCGCCTCATCTGGATCTATATCAACAATTAAGTTAATATCCTTTTCCATGTGGGCACCGATATTACCAATGCGACGAACACCGTCAATTACACGCCATTGTGTGGCTGGTATTTTATCTTCAAGTTCTCCAATAGCTTTTGAAAGATTGGTTTCTTTTATACCCCAAAAGTCACGAATCATTCCTTGGAGACAACGTCGCGACAATGTCGCAGATGCCTTTGGACTTAAATTGACGATGGCACATGCCTCTTCATAATCTTGACGAATTGCTTCTGGTATGTAATCTGGAAATTGTTTTGCCAGTGATTGGGGCTTAAGAATAGTGTTGATATCTTTAACGGATGGTCCCACTCCTTTCGCAAAAACAGTATATCGATTGCAATTAGGACATTTATAAAAACTAAGTTCTATGTTTGAATAAGTGTTTTCCGCCCCACCGGGTGAATACTCATATCCGTCCGAGGACTCGAAACTTACATTTCGTTTACATAATGTATCATCAGAGATTGCCATAGAAGATGAGCAAAACGGACATTGAAAGCTAGACATAATTACCTCCTATAAATTAAAGCTTGCTATTATTATACAACAGTAAAAATAAATCTACAACTATAGAAAGGAGCCGAACCTCCGGCCGGGGTAACGATATATCGGGTTCCTTTTGAAAAATGACATATAAAGAATTTTTAGAAACAAAGATTGAACTTGCGACAGAAAGCGGATTTATTGTGGATCTGGAAAAAGTCAATAAGGTATTGAAACCGCATCAGAGGGATGCTGTGGTGTGGGCGCTGAAAGGCGGTAGGCGTGCACTGTTTGAAAGTTTCGGGCTTGGAAAGACCGTGCAGGAGATTGAGTTTTGCCACTTGGCAGCGGAGTACAGCGGTGGCCGTGCATTGATCGTGTTGCCGCTTGGAGTAAAGCAGGAGTTCACGCATGATGCGGTGGAAGTGCTTGGATATGAGAAACCGGAGTATTGCCGGACGATGGAAGAGGTGGAGCAGAGCACAAGCCAGATTGTATTAACAAATTATGAGCGTGTACGGGATGGGGATATCCGGCCAGATTACTTTGCAGCAACATCACTCGACGAAGCCAGTGTTTTAAGAAGTTTCGGAAGTAAAACTTATCAGACGTTTTTAGATAAATTTAAAAATGTTCCGTATAAGCTGGTAGCCACGGCTACACCATCACCAAACAAATACAAAGAGCTGATCCATTATGCCGGATATTTGGAAGTGATGGATACCGGGCAGGCATTGACGCGGTTCTTCCAGAGAGACAGCACCAAAGCAAACAATCTGACCTTATATCCAAACATGGAAGATGAATTTTGGATGTGGGTAAGCAGTTGGGCACTTTTTATCACGAAACCTTCAGATCTCAATCCGGTATATTCCGATGAGGGATATGATCTGCCGCCGCTTGAAGTAAGATGGCATGAATTGCCGGTGCATTATGGCGATACTGCAGATCGGGACGGCCAGATGCAGTTATTTCAGGAAGCTGCCTAGGGATTGAAAGAAGCTGCGGCAGTTAAAAGAGAAAGCATTGACCGCCGTGCAACAGAAATGAAAAGGATTGTGGAAGAATCGCCGGATGATCATTTCTTGTTGTGGCACGATCTGGAGAATGAACGGCATGCGATCAAGAAAGTGCTGCCGGAAGTGGTGGATATCTACGGATCGATGGATTATGACCTGCGCGAGCAGAGGGTAATTGATTTTTCGAATGGACGGACAAAGTTGTTTGCAACGAAGAAATCATTGTCCGGATCCGGATGTAACTTTCAGAGATATTGCCACAGGGAGATATTTCTCGGAATTGATTATGAGTTTAATGATTTCATCCAAGCAGTACACCGGTGTTACAGATTTTTACAGAAAGAGCCGGTCGTGATTGACATTATCTATATGGAAAATGAGCGGCAGATCAAGGAAGCGTTGCTGGAAAAATGGAAGAATCACAATCACATGGTTGCAAAAATGATAGAGATTGTGAAGAGGTATGGACTTAATTCAGAGAATAAGACACGGCGGTTAGAAAGGAAGATGGGCGTGGAAGGCAGCAGAGAAGAAAGAACGGTTAGGGGAAACCATTATGAAGCGGTATATGGGGATTGTGTAGAGGAAACCCGGGCAATGGAGACAAACAGTATTGATCTGATACATACCTCGATCCCATTCGGCAACCATTACGAATACAGCGCAAATTATAACGATTTCGGGCATAACCAGAACACGGACCGGTTCTTTGAACAGATGGATTTTCTCACACCGGAACTGCTCCGAGTCCTGAAGCCGGGTCGTGTGGCTGCAATCCATGTCAAAGATCGCGTACTGTTCGGAAATGCGACTGGTACCGGGATGCCTACAATCGAACCATTTCATGCGCTTTGCATTGCACATTACATGAAACACGGATTCCAGTATTTCGGTATGATTACTGTCGTGACTGATGTTGTCCGTGAGAATAACCAGACATACCGCCTTGGATGGACAGAACAGTGTAAGGATGGTTCAAAGATGGGTGTAGGATGCCCGGAATATATCCTGCTTTTCCGGAAGTTGCCGACAGATAGATCTACGGCATACGCGGATGATCCGGTCAAGAAATCCAAAGAGGATTACACCCGGGCACAATGGCAGATTGATGCACATGGTTACTGGAGATCGTCAGGAAACCGACTGATCAGCAAGGAAGAACTGAAAGAGTTTCCTGTGGACAGTTTACAGCAGGTGTACAGGGAATACAGCCGCGGCAATGTATATAACTATGAGGATCATGTGAAACTTGCGGAAGATCTGGACAAGGACGGGAAGCTCCCGGCAACATTTATGGTAGTTGCACCGGGATCGTGGAATCAGTTGGAAGTGTGGGATGATATCAATCGGATGCGTACCCTTAACACCACGCAGAGCCGCAGACGCGCTCAGATGCACGTATGCCCGTTACAGTTGGATATCGTGGAGAGAATCATCAACAGATATAGCAATGAGGGTGATACGGTCTATGATCCGTTTGGTGGTCTGATGACGGTACCAATGACGGCGATTAAGATGCACCGGAACGGCAAAGGATGTGAGCTAAACCCAGATTATTTCCGGGATGGCGTCGGATATCTGCAGGCTGCAGAGAATGAAGTTGACGAGCCGACATTGTTTGATTTCATGCCGGAGGTGCTGCCATGAAAGATTTAATTATCGATTGCTTCGCTGGCGGCAAGAATCGGGAACAGCGTGGTGCCAATCATGGCTCAGAAGCTTGTAGCTGCAAACTGTCCGTATCTGAAAGTCGGGTCCCGGACACCGAACATGAGAATTGACGAGGAACAGACCGGACAGCTCCGGTTTGCGTAGGAGGTAGAGCATGGATAGATTAACAAAAAGGTCGCATAATGGAACGGCTATCTATAACACACCAAGCGGAGAACCCGTTAAATGGGAAAATAACAGACATAATGTGCTTCAAAAGTTGGCAGATTACGAAGATGCAGAGGAACATGGATTGCTTCTGAAACTGCCATGCAAGGTGGGGAGCACACTTTGGAGTAATGATTTCGGAACGACTTGTCCTTATGAGGTTACTGGATTTTCTTATAAAAATCTGAACGATGATGAAGATGATGACGATTGCGATTACGGAGATGAAATTGTTTTGCATTACCGAAGTTGCGGTGGTGCCATAACTGGGAAATTTGCGGAATCGGAAATTGGCAAAACCATATTCCTCACTCGTGAAGAAGCAGAGAAGAAACTGGAAGAATTGAGAGGTACAGAATGAAACCACTTGAAGTATGGAGAATAATCAGTAGCAATATGAACGAATTGGCAAATATGCGAAATGCACTATATCCGCAGGGCAAGGGATATTCCCAAGAAGAAGTGCAAGCCGAGGTTATGTGTTATGAAGCATTGAGGAGAATGGAGGAAGAAAATGAGTGATGTAAAACTTTTGCCGTGTCCGTTCTGCGGTGGAGAAATAAAACTGGATGAAGATGATTTTTATATGTTCTGCTGTGATACCTGCGGTGCAGGAATAACATTCGCACATGAATTAGAGGATGGAACCGCAGAAGATTGCACAAAAGAGGAAAGCATTGAAAGTTGGAACACCCGCAAGCCTATGGAACGGATTGTGGAGCAGTTGGAAGATATATCAAAAGTGTACTGCGAAGAATACCATCAGCAAGAAGGTATATTATGGTTGCAGGATGCAGTAGAGATTGTAAAGCGAGGTGGAGCAGATGAATGAGAATGAAGCAATGAAAGATTTAATAAAACACAGGCAAGGGTCAGCTAGAGAGGTTGAAAGACTGAAAAGTGATGGACGGGACTTCTCACATTTTCAAACATGTGTTGATTCTATTGACATAGCAATCAAAGCACTCGAAGAAATCCAACAGTACAGAGAACTCGGAACTGTTGAAGAACTGCGAGAATCAATGGAAATGAAGCAGAAGTACGAAAAACAATGGATTGATGATATAAACAATCCTCTTGAGCCGCTGAAACTGTCAAGTGCTTTGCAGAGCGAGATTTTTAAGCTCGAATACAGGAAAGCCAATAAGCCGAAAGAAATCAATATTCTTGATTATACGATTATATACGCTTTAAAAGATTGCTTGGAGAGATATTCGGGAATCAGGGAGGAGTAGACATGCAGGAAGTATTTGAGAAGATAAAACAAAGAATTATGATTGCTGCGACGGAAGCTTGCGGATATGCTCCTTTGACAAGAGCCGTGGCGGAGAGTGAGCTGAAAGATATCATGGAACAAATTGCCGCCGAGTACAACAATGGTTGGATTCCATGCAGCGTAGAACTTCCACCACAACCGAAAGAAAATCCCGTGTTTGACAGTAAACCATTGGAATTGTACCTTGTTGATTGTGGAGAAGAGTATTCATTTAGAGCATTTTGGAACGGAAAAGATTTTACAGATGGGTGGAGCAAGTTGAATGTTATCGCATGGCAACCGCTACCAGAGCCATATCAGCCGAAGGGAGATTGAGAAGAATGGCGAATCAGAAATACTGTGATAAATGCGGATACATAAAAGAACAGTGCGAATGCGGGAAAACAAAAACAAACGCTGACCGCATCCGTTCCATGAGTGATGAAGAGCTGGCAGAGAAAATGTTCGAACTTGAGAACAAGGAACTATGTAAGGTAATTCCATTCTGTAAAAGTACAGATGAGTGCACAGATATAATGGACAGCGGGGAACTGATACCGGATGAGTTATGCAAACAGTGCCTGGTTAAATGGCTGCAGTCAGAAGTGGAGGGATAGATATGAAGATTAAAAGTATATTAGAATTTTGCTCTTGTAAAGGGTGCAGAAAAAAATATGATTTTGATATTGAACTTAAGGCAGGAGGTAAGAGAAAAAAATTTAAGCTGTGTGAGGAGCATACTAAAGAACTCATGAGAATTGGAAAGCTGAAAAGTGTAACATTCGAAGAAACGATAAATGTAGAGTAAATAAGCAAATTCGCGTTTGTGAATTGCTAAAAGTGAAGAGAACCTTGATAATTGAATATTGGTGGTTGGAGTGATATGATTATATAAAATAATGACGAAAGGTAGTACAGTAAGTATGAATATAACAATAACAGAACCAGCTGGAACCAGTGGCGAAATAATTATTGGAATATTTACAGCTTGTGTTTCAATAATTACATTTATCGTTGGTGCTATTATAGAAAGTAGGAGAGAAAAAAGAAGATTTAAACAAGAAAAGACTATGCGATTGCTAGATGAAAAAATTATTGCATATCAAAATATGTATGCAGCTATTTTGGAATATAAGTCATATTTTGAACTTTTCATCGATGGTGGAAACGAATATAAGGAAAGTGCAGATGCCAGTGAATTTGCACCACTTGCTTCAAATCAGAAATTTAGAAATGAGTACAATTTATACTCACTGTATTTAAGTGAAGAATTATGTAAGATTTGCCTAAATACATTAGAAAACGGGGAAATTCTTAATAATCTTGCAATTTCTATCCATAGTGATGCTAATATGGAAGATAGCGTAGAACCTAGTTGTATAAATGTTTTAAACAATATCCAGAAATGCATAGACCAGATCAGAGTGGAAATAAATGTATAGCAGTTACCAACCGTCAATATTCGATGGTTGGTATTTTTTTGCGCAAAATTTGAAAGGGGGAATGTACTTGGATGAAAAAGAAATATACGAAATTTGCCAGAGTGTAGATGCATTTATTGCGGACTATCTGGAAGAATCCATTGTTAAGGGTACAAGCTACGATCTTATGGAAGCACACCACGGCATTCTTCCAATATCTCGAAATTGTTTCTACCGCCGCCGCAGGATCGTACAGCGGATCATTAAGCAGAGGTTAGGGCGGATCGAAGAGGAGCAGAACGGACAAATGAAGATGGTGTGGTAAAATTGAAATGGATGTGGTTGAAAGATTATATGCTTGTGATTATAATGGAATTACAAGTAAAAATTGGGGAGATGGTGGGAATATGAAGGATGAATTTAAAAAGATAATAGATCAAGATATCGCAATTGGAAAAGAAATTATAGAGAAACATGATGTTCGTGCAGGAAAAGAAATTCATCGAAGATTAAAATCAAAGTACAATGCTATAATATCAGGTTTTGATGGCGGATTGCATGATTTATTCTATGATGATACTGGAGAAAAGTGTTTGGAGAACATCAAAACTATGATCGAGAAGTTGGAACTCTTTAAAGCTATGGAATATGTAAACATATATAGTCAGGATGCGTCTGGAATTACAATTAATAATAATAACACAAATTCTAATTCGGTAGAGATGAATATGTCTTTTGAGATGGCAAGAGAAACGGTTGAAAATATGACGGCATTACCGGATTTTGAGGTAGAGGAGATATTATTGAAGATACAAGAATTAGAAAATATAGTGAAGTCAGATGAAAGAAAAACTAAGAAATGGGAAAACGCAAAGTCGATTATTAAATGGATTGCAGATAAAGGAATTGACGTTGGAAAGGTGCTTCTCCCATTAGTACTACAAATTCAATGAGATTAATAGAGAGGATAGTGCCTCTCTTTTTTCATGCCCTAAAATGGTACAAATTCTCTGAAATACTGTTTTATAATTATGGTATGAGGTTAGAAATGTACCATTTGGCAGAGAAGAGGTGAGATAGTGGAGAATTATGAGAGAGCAGAACAGGACTACATGGGCGGTATGAAGTACAAAGATATAGCAGAGAAGTACGGAACCACTATCAACACTGTTAAAAGCTGGAAGAAACGGTATGGGTGGAACAGAGAAGAGGGTGCACACAAAAGTAAAAAGGTGTGCACACAAAAAGGTAAGGGTGCACACAAGATGGCAGCACCTATAGATGATGGCACGAAAGAAACATTACAGAATTATGGACTTACACCGGAACAACAGATGTTCTGCATATATTACAGTAGGACGTTCAATGCAACCCAAAGCTATTTGAATGCTTATGGGTGTAGTTACGAGACTGCAATGGTTGAGGGAAGTAAAAGTCTAAGAAAGCCAAAGGTTCGAGCAGAAATAGAGCGATTGAAAGAGATCAAGCGTCAACAGATAGTTGCTGGAACTGATGATATTGTGGAACTACAGATGCGTATTGCTTTTGCAGATATTGGCAACTATATGTCGTTTGGGCAGAAAGAGATTGAGGATCCAGAGACGGGGATTGAGTATATGGTCAGTACAGTTGACCTGAAAGAATCGAAAGATACAGATACACAACTGCTCCAAGAGGTTAAACGTGGGAAAGATGGCGTATCTGTAAAATTAAAGGATGCGCAGAAAGCCATAGACTGGCTGACAAAATTCTTTGAAATGAATCCATCTGATAAGCACCGGAAAGAATTTGACCAGCGTAAACTTGAACTTGAATTGATTAAATTGGAGATGCAGACCAAGGATGCTACAGAGGATGCACCGGAGCAGGACAACTTCTTGGATGCTCTGAACGACACAGCAAAGAAAGCGTGGTCGGATGATTGATTGGACAGATTTTGACCGGCGGGTGCGTAAACTAAAAGAAAATGTAATGAAGAATGCTATCCGGATGAAGCAGAAGTATAAGCAGAACGGATTTACGTTTAAGCCATTTTCAAAGAAACAAAAGCAAGTTCTTACTTGGTGGTGTGAAGATTCACCGGTTAAAGATAAGGATGGAATCATAGCAGATGGTGCAATCCGAAGCGGTAAGACATTGTGCATGTCGTTAAGTTTTGTTCTGTGGGCGATGAGTACATTTAATATGCAGAATCTCGGCATGGCAGGAAAGACAATCGGATCATTCCGACGAAATGTGCTGTTCTGGTTGAAACTGATGCTCCGGAGTCGTGGTTATAAGGTGACAGATCATAGATCTGACAATATGGCTGAAATCAGCAAAGGCGATACAGTCAACTTCTTTTACATATTTGGTGGTAAGGATGAGCGGTCGCAGGATCTGATTCAGGGTATCACGCTTGCCGGAATGTTCTTCGATGAAGTTGCGCTGATGCCGGAGTCATTTGTCAATCAGGCAACTGGACGATGCTCTGTAGATGGTTCTAAGTTTTGGTTTAACTGTAACCCGGATTCTCCTAGCCATTGGTTCAAACTGAATTGGATAGATAAGGCTGATGAAAAGAAACTGATTTATCTTCATTTTACAATGGATGATAATTTATCCCTGTCGGAGAGGATTAAGGAAAGATATAGGGCAATGTATAGCGGTGTGTTCTATGACCGTTTTATCCTTGGACTGTGGGTGATAGCCGAGGGACTTGTATATGGTATGTTCGATAAGGAAAAGAACATTTTTCACGGAGAGTATACATACAGTCCACAAGCATCCTATTACATTGCTATCGATTACGGAACCATGAACCCATTCGCAGTAGGACTTATGGAATTACAGAACAGCGGCAGGGTACGGATGCTCCGGGAGGGACATTATTCTGGAAGGGAAACCGGAGTGACGATTGACAACGAGGCATATTACAAGATGATCCAAGAGGTGGCGGGAGATTTCCCGATCACTTCCATTGTCATTGATCCGTCAGCCGCAGCCATGAAAGCAACAATCCGGAAGTATGGAGAGTTTACCTGCACAGATGGAAATAATGATGTGTTGAATGGAATCCAAGAGGTAACGAAGTATTTGAATCTCGGTATGCTCCAGATACATGAGAGCTGCACCGAGACACAGAAAGAGTTTGGCGCGTATGCATGGGATGAAAAGGCAGTAGGAGAGGATCGAGTGATTAAGGAATACGATCACCACATGGATCTTATCAGATATTTTATTTATACAGTAGCGCGCAGATATAACAGAGGACTTATATAAGGCGGTGAAATATGGGATTATTAGCAGCAATTAAAGGATTAGTGAGTAGAATGTTCCAATCAGAGATGCAGGACCAATTCCATGTGACTGGTATTACATCCGGTGATATGCAGAAAGCAATACAGAATTGGATGCTGATCTATAAAGGAGAGCCGGATTGGGTAGACCCAGAAGAGGGTATCAGGACAATTAAATTTGCAAAGTTTGTGTGTGAGGAAATCGCACGCCTTGCTACGCTTGCTATAGATGTGACGTTTGATGGAACAAGGAAAGAGTATATGACACAGTTCTGGGAGAAATCTGTACATGATCATATCCGGGAGTGGACTGGCACCATGTGTGAATGTGGAACGGTCATTCTTAAACCGAATGGTGTTGGTGTGGACATTGTAACGCCAGACCGATTTGAGATCACAGAGCTAGATGGAAACCACAATATAACCGGTATTGTATTCCAAGATGATTACCAGGAGGGCAAAGAGCATTACACTAAGCTGGAATATCACAGATTCTTTAATGCAAAGGTACGTATGACAGATGAAGAGAAGTATACAGATAAAACGTTTTATTCCATCTCGAATAGAGCATTTGTGTCGGAAAATTCCGGGGAACTTGGAAAACCTGTTGATCTGACCATGACAAAGTGGTCTGCTTTGCAGCCGGATGTGCATATAACAAAGAAGAGCGGAGACCAGATTGACTCGATGCTGTTTGGACTGTTCCGGATGCCATCTACAAATGATGTGGATCCAAAAAGCCCGCTTGGATTATCAGCATTTGCAGATGCTATCGAGGAGTTAAAAGATTTGGATATAGCATACAGCCGGAATGCAGAAGAAATTTTCGACAGCAGGCGATTGGTAATGGTGGACGATCGGTTGGTACAGAAGCCGGCATACAGGGATGAAAAGGGCGTGACTGTAAGACAAAAAGTGAAGCTGCCTAAGTTTTTTAGAGCAATGTCCGGGATGGACGCGGAAGAAACATACCACGAAGTCAATCCTCAGCTCAATACAGATGTAAGAAAAAGTGGAATCAATCAGCAGCTATCCCTTACCGGAGTAAAGTGTGGATTCTCAAACGGTTATTTTGTTATAGATGAAAAAACAGGAATGATAACAGCAACACAGGTGGAGTCAGATGATAGACGTACTATTCAGCTCATTAAAGACGTACGGGATGCAATGCAGGACTGCCTTGATGATTTGTTCTATGCGCAATCTGTATTTGCGGATTTGTACGGTCTTGCACCGGTTGGTGATTATGAGCCACAGTATGACTTCGGGGACATTACATACAATGAGGAAGAGGACAGAATGAGAAACCTCACACTCGCCAACTCCGGATACATTCCAAAGTGGCAGTATTTGGTCAGATTCGAAGGGTATTCAGAGGAAGATGCAAAGGCGGCTGTTGCAGAAGCAAGCGGATCACAAGAAAAAGGATTATTCAACGAGGAATAGACATGCAGTATAACCAAACTGTGGGATGCGCAGATATCCACATAGACACCAAAAGAATAGATAATAATATACGGAATGCACAGAAACTGTTGAATATGCAGGTGGTTGCAGACTGTGACGAGTACATACCAATGGCGCAGGGAGCCTTGCGTGGATCGGCAAATTATCCAGATGGAATATATGGCGGACAGGTGGCATGGAATACCCCATATGCACATTACCAGTATATGGGGGAGCTGTACCTCACGGAAGACGGCCGATCTTTTGCGAATAAGGGAGAACGGAAGTACCCTACAGGGATGCCACTTGTACAACATACTCCTGGAACTACAGACCATTGGTTCGAGCGGGCGAAGGAAACACACGGAAAACAATGGCTTGAACTGGTAAAACGAGAGGCAGGAAAAGGATAGATGCTTACACCAGATTACTTTTATGGAAAATCTGACAAGTTAATAGAGATGTACCAGGAGTTGGAAGATTGGATTCTGCAGGACATTGCCATGCGCCTGGTGGAATCAGAGAGCCTATCCGGAACCGCAGACCGCGAACTGTGGAAACTGCAACAGATGGGATTGCACCGACAGGAGATTGTAAAACGCATTTCGGAGTTGACGGGCAAGAGCCGGAATGAAGTGCGCCGGTTGCTACGAGAGAGTGTGCTTACTTCGTTTTCGGACGATAAGGGTGTACTTGAACGACTGGCAGATGTGCAGCCGCCACTGCAGAATAACATGGTGATCGCTGCCATGAATGCGGAGATGATGAAAACATTCGGAGAGTTGAGCAATCTTACAAACACAACCATAGACCAATCGCAACGGGATCTGCTGAATCTTCTGAACGAAGTGGATTTTCGTGTGGCAAGTGGGTTGCAGTCCTACAGTAGTGCAATCTGTGAGGTGTTAGATCGGTATGCAGAAAACGGTATGCGTGTGGATTATCCAACCGGTTCCCGGAGATCGTTGGAAGCAGCCGTGCGATGTTGCATTGTAACATCCATGAACCAGACAGCTGCACAGGTTACGAATAAGTATATTGTGGAAGCTGGGGCAGAATATGTTCTGGTGTCCGCGCATATGGGCGCCCGGCATGACAAGATCAACCCTACAGGATTGCAGTCACATGATTGGTGGCAGGGGAAAGTATACAAGATTCGCGGTGCTGATCCGGATACAGCGAATCTACTTGAATCTACCGGGTATGATATAGATCTGCAGACCGGAGAGGGACATGTGGTTAATCCTCTGGGATTGCACGGGTATAATTGCCGACATTCGCATAAACCGTGGCACAAGTCCTTGCGCAATCCATATGTGGATGAAAACGGCAATCCGAAGATAGATATCCATGAGAGCCAAGAACTGTACGATCTGCAGCAGAGACAGAGAGCGATGGAGCGGGCAATCAGAAAGACCAAACGCCAGCTTCTTATGAAGGAACAGGAGATGAAAGCATTTCCGGATGATCTGAATCTGCAGAGCGATTATGATAAGTTATCTTCAAGGCTTCGTGATCAGAACCGTGCATATGGCGTATTCTGTGCGGAGAATGGCTTACAGAGACAGTATGATCGTGTTAAGGTTGCCGGATTCAAGAAGCCGCAGGCGGCAAAGGCAAACGGCAGAGCGACGGCATACAAGAATGAACAGTATGCATCGTATGAAGCAAATCTTGGTAAGAATATGGTTAGCAAATCGGAATTCACGAGGATAATGTCAGATCGGTCGGAAAAGAAATTATTTACTCATTATTCAGAGGCCGTAAAGAGGGGCGATGTGTCACCATTGGCAGATTATGGCATGTACCGAAAGACAGCTATGGAATTACAGGATAAATGTGTTGGACTTACTACTTCAAATGGTATAAAATTAAAAAGAAGATCCCTTCATTGTATAGATAGGGTTATTGGATCTGTTGAACAGCGGAGAAATGGCATTACAGTGGATGATGTTGTAAAGGCACTTACATCACCAGAAGCAGAAATTAGACCGGTGAGATATTCCGGGACGTCGGCAAGTCAGAAATTTATATACAAAAATGCAGAAGTAACAATCAATCCGGTTACTATGACTTTGATTCAGGTAAATCCACATCACAGGGAGAAATGATATTATGAATATTGCAAAAAAAGATATAGAGACATTAGAAAAATATATCCTGAATATACATGAAATGTTATCTGTTAAAAGCGTCACAGATATTTTGGAGATGATAGATGACTTGATTATCGACGATATTCTGGAGCATGAGGATGAGCCGAGTAATACCGGCAGGGAATTGCAACTGATTTATGATAGAATTCAAAGAGATAATTGAGAGTTTGGTACAAATCCAAGTCGGATATGATGTATGATAATAATACAGATGGATTTCTTCTCATTGGTCATCTGCTAAACCTCCTTTTTATTCATAAACTCGTTAAAAGCGTCTTGAAATACAGGCGCTTTTTGCGTGTCAAAATTGGTACAAATCTTTTATAATCCTGTGTTACAATAAATTTAACAAATAAATAAGCACCGGACGGAGAGTAGGAATCTGTTCGCTACCCTACAACAATTATAGGATGACCGATATGGCACGTCCTGTTTTGGGCGTGCCTTTTTATTTGTTTTTTGCCAGCTATGGAGTAAATAGCAACTCACTTGTGCCGGACTGACCGGAGCAACAACTTGGAAAGAGAGAGGTAAGAGACATGGTAAAGATTATCAGCGAGTTGGAAAAAATTGGGTTTGAGATCACGGACGAACAGAAGGAATCTATCAAGAAGAGTATTGGTGAGGAATTGTATTCCAAGCAGGAACTTGATAAGAAGATCTCGAAAGTTGAAACCGAGCGTGACAACTACAAAAAGCGCGCAGATACCGCGGAGGACACCTTGAAAGGGTTCGAGGGCAAAGATTTTGACGAAATCACGAAAGATCGTGACGAGTGGAAAAGAAAAGCGGAACAGGCAGAAAAAGATTTCAATGCCAAAATTGCCGAGCGCGATAAAAACGATTTGTTGGAAAAGGCTTTCAAGGATATTAAATTTTCTTCTGAATCTGCAAAGAAAGCTGTTATGGCAGACATTGCAGCAAGCGTGACGGTGAAGGATGGGAAACTGATCGGTTTTAATGATTTGCTGGATGAAGCAAAAAAGAATGATGCAGGCGCATTTATTGACGAGCAGAGCCGGCAGAGCGATCAGAATCAGGCAACATTTACTACACCGATGGGAAGCGGCACTCATACCGAGCCGATTACTGGTGATCCGAATAAGATGGATTTTGCTACGTACAAGAAGTGGCGTGAGCAGAATCAATAATTTTTTGAGGAGGAATATTATGGCAAACGAAATTTTAACACCGCAGATTATTGCAAATGAAGCATTGATGGTACTGCAGAGCAACCTTACAATGGCGAATCTTGTACATAGAGATTATTCCAGTGAGTTTGTAAAGGTTGGAGATACCATCACTGTACGAAAACCGGCTACGTTTGTGGCTAAGAACTTTACGGGACAGACAGAAGCGCAGGACATTACAGAGGGTTCTGTAACCGTTAAGATGGACCGATTCAGAGATATCACGGTCAATGTTGGGTCTAAAGAAATGACATTAGACATTAAAAACTTCTCTGAGCAGGTGATAACACCAGCAATGCAGGCTATGGCACAACAGATTGATGCGGATCTTCTGGCAGTAGGCATTTCTAAGGCTGGAAAGAAAGCAACTGTATCTAAGACACCGGCCATTACGGATATCGCAGGCGTAGGTAAAGCACTGGATCAGGCAAAAGCCCCACGTACAGACAGACGATTAGTCCTTCCGCCGACTATTCTGTACCTGTACAACACACTGGACAATTTCGCAAAACAGTGCTACAAGGGCGATTCTATTGCCTTGAAAGAGTCTGAAATTGGCAAGGTTTACACCTGCGAAACTTTCATGTCGCAGAACTGCCCGGAAAATCAGAATGATAAGGCAGGAACAGCTACTTCATACAAAGTAGCAGGAACCAAGGATGCCACTCAGTTCACAGTATCTTCTGGAAAGGCAGAAACCGCAACCATTAACAAGGGAGATCAGCTGATTGTTAATGGATATCTGTATACTGTTACCGACAATGTGACACTTTCCGGTGGTGCTGGAACTGTAAAAGTGGATCAGAACATTCCGGAAACTGTAGCTGAAACAGACGCGTTTGTCGTAAGCAAGGCACACGCTCTTGGATTCCACAGAAATGGTCTTGCACTTGTAACACGTAACCTTGAACTGCCGATGGGCAACAAGAACGCTTACATTGCATCTGCCGATGGCTTGGGTGTTCGTGTTGTATTCGATTACGACTCTGACCATAAGCAGGACAAGATCTCTTTTGATATCATTTACGGCATCAAGGAACTCAACGAGAACCTGCTTGTTGACTTTTCATAAGGAAAGGGGATTTCTGATGGGATATACCACATATGACTTCTACAAAGAAAAATACTATGGGGATTCTATCAAGGAATCCCTTTTCCCCAAGTGGGAAGACCGAGCCGCCGATAAGTTGGATCAGCTGACCTACAGGCATATTGATGATACTGCAAAGGAAGAATTTGACGAGCAGATTCAGAAAGCTACGTGTGCGCTTGCAGATCTGCTCTATCAGATCGACTACAAGACGGCTCATGCGAATGATCCTAAGAATGGCAACGTCAAGTCGATGTCCTCCGGCGGTCAGTCTATCAGCTTTGGAAGCAACGAGACACTTGTTGATAAGGTGCTGGGAGATAAGGTGGCACAGAACCGGTTGTGCTACGACACGGTATGTGAGTATCTGTCCGGCACGGGATTGCTTTATGCGGGGGTGGAGTGATGGGACTTGGATTGTTTTACAACGACACGGTGACGCTGTTTAACTACTTCTGCGATCCGGACACCGAGGAAGAGAAGTGCTATCTGACCTTATTGGAGAATGTGAACCTTGTGGAAACCAAGGGCGCGAATGTAACCAAGAGCGGCATGGATAGCGCGGATGCAGTAAAGCTTTTTGTTGACTTGGGGAAGATACCTAAACCATACATGGAGCCGAAAGCGTGGGATGCTCTTCCGGACGATGAAAAGCCAAACTATATCACGTTCCACCCGACAGATGATTTTTTCATCAATGGCGATCATATGGACTTGGAGATTCCTGATTCCGGCATTTACGAATGGGCGCACGACAATCTGGATTCTGTATACAAGGTGACAACAGTTGATAAATATGAGTATGTGATGCCGCATTTTGAGGTTGGAGGTGTGTGATGGAAGAGATAGAGAAACTTACCATAAAAGACGCGGAAAGTGCGCAGAATGCGGTGCTGGATCTGATTTTGCAGTATCCGAACTTTCCCAAGACGTTTAAGGCAAGCAATAAAAACGTGAAGTGGAACAGTATCAGTGTTGATACTTCCATCGGAATTTACCCACTGTCCGGTGCGCGGTACATAAAGAAATATGTGAGTGGCAGCTATACAGCACAGATGCCATTCCAAATTGTATACCGCAGTTCTCCAACAAGCAACAAAACATCCATTGATGCACAGATGGTTCTGGAGAATTTGAGCAAATGGCTGGAAGATACCGGGATTGAATTTGCTGATCCACACATGACATTACAGGAAATTACCCGTACATCTGTAGTCCTGCCAATCATGCGGGATGAAAAGCAGATGGGATACGGCGTAAATATGCAACTTATATACTTTTTTAAAAAATAACAGGAGGAAATATACATGGCATTAGATCGTACCAACATGGTGTCCTTATTAGACATCGGAACGCTTACAGGCTCTGCAGAGAAAATTGCGGAGATGGGCGATGGATTCACAGAGATCACAGAAGATCTGGGACCTAACACAGAATCTAAACAGTATGTAAACATGAAAAATGCATCTAACACGGTAAAGGGATATGCGCTCTCCATGACGCCATCCCGTGAATATCTGTCTGATGAGATGCAGAAATGTATTGACACGCTTTTTAAAACTCTGCCTACTGGTGAGAAGTGCAATACAAATTATTACCGTTTCTACAAGACAGATATTACAGGTGGAACAGGTGATTGTATGCGGTTTCCTGTGACGGTGTGCCCGTCCAGTACCGGTGGCGCCGGAGGGGATGCACATACATCCTCGATCCAGATCAACGGGAATGGAGATCCGGAGCTTGGAACAATCACTATCGGTCCGGATGGCTCTTTCACTTGGAAGAAAAAGGATGCTGATTAAAAATAGGTGTTAATTAAAATTAACATATTCGGGGTGCGTACCTCTCTTTCGCGCCCCGGATTAAGAGAGGATGGTAATTTATGGCAGATATTAAAAATATTTCTTTTGATAATGGAATTAAGAAAATCGAAGTGAATGACGTGGACGGGAACCATATCACAACACTTTTGATCAATACGGCGGATGCGGCCACAGTAAAGAGATTTGTGGAGCTGGCCAATAATCTGGAAGATGTAGTCAATTCCGGCGAGGATAAGATTGCAGTCTACAAAGAAAAGTACAAGGAATACGAACATAAAGAGTTTGATGATCTTCCGGACGATGTGAAAACGAATATTATCGTGGATGCTTCGAACATGCACATTGGTATTCTGGAAGGAATGATTCGGGAAATTGATGCACTGTTTGGAAAAGATACCATTAAAAATGTTTTCCATGAGTGCTATGAACTGAATGAGAATTTCGTGCCGGATGAAGATGCTCTGGTAGATTTCGTGAACACTGTAATGCCGGTGATGAACGAATTGTTTAAGACGAGAACAGAAGCAATCCACAGGAAGTATTCTCCGAACCGTAAAGCACGGAGAAACAGACACAACAAGAGCAAAAACCAGTTAATTCAGGAACATAAGGACGCAAAGAAGAATGAATAATGTTTTTCTTGATGATCTGCCAGAAGAGTGGCACGGGTACAAAGTGAATACAGATTTTACGATTGGCATCCAGATGCTGCAGGCAAAATATGATTGCGCACTGACGGATTACGAGAAAAGCGATATGTTCGTGTGGCTCATGTTTGCAGATGCGGATGAGAACGGGGAAGAGTATCTTCGGGATCATCCACAGGGACAGGATCTTGGCGAATGTGTAGAGTGGTTCCTTTCCGGATGGTTCCATGATAACCCGGACCCGGACGGGGACAAGACACGCGTGGTTGACTACGATGTTGACCAATGGCGCATCTATGCTGATTTCCGGCAGATCTACGGAGTTGATCTTGCTACCACGGATATGCACTGGTGGATGTTCTGCGGTCTGCTTTGGAATATGCCGTATAAGCTATCCAGCTTTTTACAGGTGGTATCGAAGCGACAAGAGAAGCCGGACAACAATACATCGGCAGAATATCGCAAGGCATTGCGCAAGGCACAGAAGATCTATGCATTGGATCAGCCGGAAGAAAAGAGAGAGTACACAGCAGAAGAAAAAGCCAAAATTGACGATTATGATAACATGATTGCAGAAATTCGCGGCAGAAAGTAGGTGAGCGGATGGCAGATTATGATGGCAGCATAAGAATAAACACACAAATTGATACGAAAAACGCATCCAGCCAGATGCTACGTTTGGAGAACCAAATTTCCAAGGCTGCCAAGAAAGCGGCAGATCTTACCGAAAAGATGCGGCAGATGGAAAACCAGAAGATTCCCACAGAGGAATATAAGAATATTACAGATGCGTTACATAGATCCACTGCTGAATTTGATAAACTATTACAGCGGCAGCAGGAAATGATTGCACGCGGAAAAACATCTGGTGCAGCATGGGATTCGCTTGATCGTAAAATTGAAGAGGTTGGAGCCGATATTCGAGCCGCTGAAAAATACCAGTCAAAAATGGCAAAAGAAGGTACGGCATATCTGGATAAGGGCGCAATCCGCGCAACTGATGCCTATAAGAAGATGGAAAACCAGTTGCACGAGACGAATGACCAGATGAAAACACTTGCGCGCAGACAAGAAGAATTGGCTGCGAAAGAGAATAAGGTTTCCGGCAGTGCCAAGAGCGCAGGAAAGAACACTGGAAACTGGCTTGACAATTTTTCGGGAAAAACCAGAAAAGCAAGCGGTTTGGTAAGTACCTTCGCGTCCAGGATTAAAGGAGTTGCGCTTTCCTTGTTTGTATTTAACTGGATAACCCAAGGATGGAATGCCATGATTTCTGCCGTAAAAGACGGTACCCAGAACATGGCAAGGTATTCCAGCGATGTGAATGCAAAAATGTCGGCTCTTGTGAGCGCGGTAGCAACTCTTAAAAATGCATTCGGGGCGTTAGCCGCTCCGATTATCAGTGCAGTCGGACCGGCACTCACATACCTTATAAATATGCTTACAGCTGCAATCAATAAGGTAAACCAGTTTATATCAGCATTGACAGGAAAAAAGACTTGGACGAAAGCCACTACCCAAACGAAGAATTATGCAGCTGGACTTGATGCAGCCGCCTCGAAAGCAGATAAGGCTACGAAGGCGGCGAAAAAATTAAAAGGACAGCTACAATCGTTTAATGAGCTGAATGTAATAGATTCCAATAAAGATTCCGGCTCTGGTGGCTCCGGTGGTTCTGGTGGTTCCGGTGGCGGCGGTGGAGTAGGCGATCTGTATGAAGAGGTGCCAATTGACCAGAATATTGCTGATCTTGCGGACAAAATCAGAGAAGCAATTAAATCCGGAGATTGGGAAGGCCTTGGAGAGACTATAAGGCAGGAAATCACAGATACCATAGGGAAAATTCCGTGGGATAAAATTTACACGAAAGCTGAAAATTTCGGAAAAGATTTTGCAGAATTTCTAAATGGATTATTCTCAGAGGATAAAAAAGGAAATAGTGTATTTACAGCAACCGCAGACGTTATCGCAAAGTCGTTGAATACAGCAATTTTTGCATCAAAAGGATTTACTGATAAATTTAAATTCAAGACATTTGGGAAAAATATGGCTCATGGATTCAATGAATTCTTTCGTGAATTCAAGTGGAAGCAATGTGCAGAAGCAATAAACGGATGGGTTGATGGATTCTGGCAGTTTGTGATTGGATTTTTCAGTGGACTAAGTTGGAAAGACATTTTTAACGGATTGAGTACATTCCTTAGTTCGTTAAGTTCTAAAAGCATAGCCACAATTCTTGGGGCTGCAGCTATAAATAAATTTGGAAAATCAATGGGTAAATCCTTGAAGAAATCTGTAAGCGATTACTTCAAGGACAATGGTTTAAATTTGACACTTAAAGATGCTGCTCTTGCTATAGGAGTAATGACAGTTACTTTTACCGTATTAAAGTTTTTAGATGAAAATGATATTCCGTCAAAGATTATTAAGTGGATAAAAGATTTGCCAAAAAAGATTATGGCTCCGTTCGGAAAATCTAAAGGGTGGGACGGAAAAGAAATGAAATTATCCATTCCGATTTCGGCTGTATTTGATAACATTTCCTTTAAATTAAAACACATTAAAATGAGCGATATTCTCGAAAATGTGTTTAATTTTGATGAAGCTGGCGGATTCTTCTCGGAAATGAAGAAAAATTTTGAAACGGCATTTGATGGAAACCGGAAAGACATAATGGATATGGGAAGCTATATCTTTGAGGGCATTATGGATGGATTTGCCGGAGCTATTGCAGCCATTGCAGAACCGTTTGTTGATTTCTTTAATTGGGTTGTTAATGGAATAAAAGATGCATTCGGTATCCATTCTCCTGCGAAAAAAATGAAACCACTCGGAGCAAATATTTTCCTTGGTGTAATTGATGGTTGGAAAGAAAAGATAAAATCATTTAGCTTTTCGAAGCTGGCAAAGGAAGCTCTTAAGTTAATCCAAAAAGGATTTAATGGTGCAAAATCTGTAGTAAATGTTGCGATTTCTTTGATAAAAAAAGGCTGGACTACATTAAAGAAATTTGTCGGAGAAATAGGGGCGAAAGCTTTTTCTCTTGCAAAAAAAGGCTGGACTACAGTATCAAAATTTGTTGGAGAGATCGGTAAAAAAACATTTTCTCTTGCAAAAAAAGGCTGGACTACAGTATCTAAGTTTGTTGGAGAAATTGGTAAAAAAGGCTTTGGACTGAAAAAGGATGGCTGGACTACCTTAAATAAGTATGTAGGAAAGCTGGATAAAGTAGCCGTGAAATTATATAAGAGCGGTTGGAAATCAATAAACAGCTTTGTGGGAACCACGGTAAAAGTTGGAATCCAGTTGATAAAAGATGGATGGAGCAGTTTTAAGAACTGGCTTGGAATTGGAAATGATAATTCTTCATCGAAGAAAAAACCATCTAAGAAAGCTGGCGGCGGCATCTATACCGGTGGAATGTGGCATAACATAGCACATTATGCAGTCGGAACTGAGAACGCACCGGCAGGACAGCTTTTTATCGCGCGTGAAGCAGGACCGGAGCTTGTCGGAACAATTGCAGGACATACGTCCGTTATGAACAATGACCAGATTGTGGCATCTGTATCGGATGGAGTTGCGCGTGCGGTACGATCCGTAATGGCAACCGGGAACCAGAATGTAAATGTTCTGTTTAAAGTGGAAGGAGATCCGAATGGAATCTTCCGTGTGACGCAGCAAAAAGCCAATGAATACTACCGGGCAACCGGAAACCCAGCATTTTTATTTTAGGAGGTGGATTGAATGGGATACGGCGGTTATTTAATTAAAGTCGGGAATTATACAGTCCCATTTGACTGTATACTGGCCAGCACATTTCAGTCCCCTCTCCTGGGGCAGGACAAGGATTCCTACAACGACGATAATGGGGTATTACATAGAACCGCCCTGAAAAATCAAGTGATTAAAGCGGAGTGGCAGACACCGGAAATGGATGAAAAGAAATTTGATGCGTTTATGAAAAACATAAACAGCCAGTATGTGGAACAGCGGCGGGAGAAAAAGTGCCTGGTGACAGTTTGGTGTCCGGAGATTATGCGGTATGTGACGATGCACTGTTATGTGCCTGATCTTACACCCATTGTGGCGTATGCAGATGAAAAGAAGATCGAATATGATGGCTGGCGAATAGCTTTTATCGGATATGGCGGTGCGATTTTATGATAAGTGGTAAAAACAAGGAGCTTTATTATGCAAGCTCAATTGATAAGCAACTTAATATAGAAGTAATCGGAACAAAGCATGTGATTGACAACTCCACGAGAGAGCAGGACACATTCACATTGACCGAAACTCTGAATGACGGCACGGAACTGAAATTCGGTTCTTGCTTGCCGAACCAGATTTCTTTTACCGGACGTGAGGTACCAATTGCCACAAAAGGCATGAAGCTACGTGTGACGGAAACTCTGGAAGGGAATGAGAATGATCCGTTTGTGTATGGCACATATACGGTACAGTCTGATACCCCGACCGCTGATCGTACCAAGCGGCAGATCGTTGCCTATGATGCCATGTATGACATAATCAACGCAGATGTGAAAAGCTGGTATGATGGATTGACATTTCCAATGACCCTTAAACAGTTTCGTGACAGTTTTTTTATGCATCTCGGCATCGAACAGAAAGAGACAAGCCTTGTCAACGATTCCATGACAGTAAACAAAACGCTGGTAACTACACAGTCCGATGATTCCAGTGTGACTGCAGAAGCTACGATAAGCGGCAAGACAATCATCGAAGCGATTTGTGAGATCAACGGGGCATTTGGCAATATCGGGAGAGGCGGCAGATTTGAGTATGTGATTTTAAAGGCGATTACATCTGCATTGTATCCGGCAGAAGATCTGTATCCACGGGAAGATCTCTTTCCATCGGATGCAAACACTGAAAGTATGACTGGGCATTATATCACATTTGACTATGAAGCGTTCCAAAGCCAAGCAATAACACAGTTGGAGATTCGGGCAGATGATTCTACTGCTGGGGCTATTGTGGGAACATCTGGAAACAATTATGTTATTTCCGGCAACTTCCTTATAAGCGACAAGACTGGGGCTGAAATGAAGCAGATTGCGAATAATCTGCTGCCGGTAATTGCACAGGCAGCATACACCCCGATAAAGAGCAGCGAATGTGTGGGGAATCCGTGTTTAGAGTTGGGAGATCCAATCCGGTTTAATACGAGCCGGGAGATTGTGGAGTCTTATATTCTGCAGCGAACCCTTACTGGTGTGCAAAGCAAGCGTGACGCGATCTTGTCTACAGGAACAGAAAAACATGCCGTGCAGAACCAAACCACGCGTGAAACGGTCGAGTTATTAAAGAGACGAACACATACTCTGGAGGAAACTGCCGATCATCTGTTATCAGAGTATGGGGACTTAGAAAAAAATACCTCTACGAGATTCGAACAGACGGATGAATTGATTGCTACAGAAGCAAAGCGTGCTACAGATGCAGAGGGCAAATTGGAATCTTCGTTTAAAGAAACCGCCGATTCTATTCAGATGGAAGTGAGCAGAAAGGTCGGGGAAGATGAAATTCGAAGCAAGTTTGCCATGAGCCCGGAAAATGTAAACATTGAATCCGGACAGATAAACTTTAAGTCAAACACGCTAACCATTGATTCCACGAATTTCCGGCTTGATGAATATGGAAAAGTGACCATCGTGGATTCACTGGATTTTGATTCAACAGCACTTGGCGATGATATTGCAATTATCGGGCTTGACGGAAGGGGCAGACCCATGCTGCAAAACATACGCATTGACCTAGACACTGTAACGGATTCAAACTCGGAATCCTTGGCAACCGAAAGTTATGTTGACGATTCGCTGAGTGACTACGCAACCAAAAGCGAATTGCCAAGTGGGTATTTTACAGATGTAGACTATACACTTAATGATAGCTCTACAACCAAGTATTCGCCTAGACATTTTAAGAAAGTGTCTGATTTTGGTTCAAGGGAAAGTACCATAGATATCGAGGGTCTTTTGATTTCTATTCCGAGTTCCGATAAAAGGCTGAAAAATAATATACAATCATTAAGGGATATTAAAAGCGTTTATATGGCAATGCGACCGGTTGAGTATACATGGAAATCCGGATATATCACGCAACACACAGGCTTACAGTTTGGTTTAATTGCGCAGGATTTAGAGAAGATTTTGCAGGATGCCGGATTGTCCGATAGCGGACTTGTACTAAAAGAAGATGCCGAAGAGGATGAAAAAGCAATTCACGGAGATTCAAAGACATGGAAAATCGACAAGGAAAATCTCCATGCAATGCACATTCAGATGATTCAAAATCAGCAAAAGGAAATCGAAGAGTTAAAGCGAGAAAACAAAAATTTGAGTGAACAGATGAAAGACTTTGAACAACGATTATCCGTGTTAGAAAGGAGTGTGAGCCATGCAGAAAATATATAGCCGCATCAATTGGGAGAATCTTCCCAGCGAAAAAACAGCGGTAAATGAATCTAATCTTAACAAGATGGACTTGGCAGTTGACAATCTGGATGATCGTATAGTTGCTATGGACGCGGCAAAAGTCGATCTTGTCAAGGCGAATGAACTTGTAAAGGAAATCCTTTGGAATGAACCTATGGGAGTGCTGACGGTCGTTAAGATGAATGGTTCACGAGCCGTGATTGATACCAAGTTGGAAAAGTTGGCGGTCAACTTCACATACAATCCGCAGACACAACAATTAGTAATCGCGCTTGACGATGGCACGGTGCAGAACGTGGATTTATCATCCTTGATTACAGAGTATGAGTTCTTAGATTCTGATACGATTGCATTCGAGATTACGGGTGGCAAGGTCAAGGCTATCGTTAAGAATGGTTCCATTACGGAAGATATGCTGCAGCCGAACTTCTTGGCAGATGTTAAAGTTGAAGCCGAAAAAGCGAAAGCATCAGCATCCGCTGCGGATGCGTCAGAAAAGGAATCCACGGTACAAGCTAATCTATCCAAAGAGTATGCGGATAAGGCCAAGGAATACAGCGATAACATTGATAAAAAAGCTCATCTGGCAACATTTGATGTGAATGAGGACGGCGAGCTGATCTATACAGATAACACAGCGGATGTGTTTACCGTTGATAATGACGGAAACTTAAATTGGGAGGTGGCTTAGAATGGCTATAGCAGGAAGAGTAGCAATCGTGCCAAAAGGCGATTGGAGCGCAGATGCTACATATAAGAGATTGGATGCAGTGACTTATAACAATACGCTTTATTTCGCAAAAAAGGAAGTGCCTGCAGGAACGGCAACAAGCAATACGGAATATTGGTCGAAGTCGATTGTGGGTGGTGCCGGTGCAATCGCAACGAAAGAGGATGCCGGGATTGTGAAACCGGCAGACGGACTTTCGATTGCAGAAGATGGAACCCTTAAGGTAAGCATTGATGGCACGACTCTTACAATGGATCAGGTCAACAATGTAATCAAGTTGGCGGATACGCTAAAGGATAAAATCGGAAGCGCACTGCAACCGGAAAGTATCGTAAATAACCAGGTAACAACAGAAACCGGGTATGCGCTAGACGCTAGACAAGCTAATCCGAATCTGGATGGTACGCTTGCAAAGCAGATAAGCGATTTAAACGGCAGTCTAAATAGTAAGAAAATACCATCATTTGGCATCGAAAACATATTTACTGGAAACCCGTTTTGTATAGTCAACAATGGTTCCGATGTAATAAGTGTACAAACCGATTGGGATATAGACAATGGCGGCTATAGGGTCAAAAACATAAAGTATCCTGCAGGAACGGCTACTAATCTTACGGTCTCATTATCGTTACCTGCTAATAGCATTGTTATTGTTGATGTAAATACACTTAATGGAGAGAATATTGATATACAAGGTTCACTAATTCGATGCAATTTGTCAAATAGTGCATCAGTATGGAATCTATCCATTAGATTCACAGGACGTACAAGTCAGATATTATCTGATATTAGATATATGCCGTTAGTTATCCACTTAGGTTAAAGAAAGGAAGGTAATAAAAATGGACAAAATTATCCTGAAAAACAAAACAGAGTTCGAGGTTGCTGAAGGAGCGAGTCTCGGCAATATTCAGATTCAGTCGAAAGACTTTGATGGAATTAAAGCAATCACGGATGCTTTTACTGCAGACAACCTTGCGGAAGTCGCATTTACACACAATGATGAGGTATCTGGAAAGTATACCGATCTGAAGTGTGATGGGTTTACATACGCACCGAATACGGACGAGGCAGGTAAGGAAGATGGAACTTACACGGTTACTATCAGGCTGCGGACAAAGACGGAAATGGAAAAGGCAATTGATGAGCTTAAAGCAGGGCATGAAGCAAACGCAGAAGCAATCGAAGAACTGGCAAGCATTGCCGCAGAAAGTGAGGTGTAAGACATGGTTAAGTTTTATGTGCGCAGAATCTTGGTAGACAAGAAAATGACAATTGATGATGTACCGGAGAGATGGCGCGAAAAGGTGCGAGCAGAAATTGAAAAGGCAGAGCAGACAGCGTAAGGGGCATCTTTGGATGCCCCTTTTAAATTGGTACAAAATCAATCTTGGCATCCATTACAATATAGTTAGGAAACTTCGGAAGGAGTGAAATCATGTGGTCTAAAACTTATAACGAGCGTCGGCTTACCAGAGTTGAAGCGCGTGCTAAATCGAATACACACAGAATCGATAAACTAGAACCAATTGTTGAGGAGATACATACAATGAGTGAAACGATGGTGCAGTTGGTCGAGGAAGTAAAGCATACTAACGAGAATGTGTGCGCCTTGGATGAGAAGATTGATAGCATGGATGCTCGCGTCGATGTTATGGAACGCGCACCGGCAGAAGATGTTAAAAAATATAAGTCAGTCGCTATAACTGCAATCATCAGCACAATTTCCACGGCTCTTGCTATTGGTTTGGTTTCGATGATTGCTCAATATATCAAATAAGAAAGAAGAGGTATTTAATATGAAGAATTGTGTATTTAAAGCAAACGTAGACACTGTTAAATGGTTTAAGGCTGCCGGCATCCGTGCCGTTAAGACAATGGCACAAACTGCTGTTGCAGTGATTGGTACCGCCGCTGTAGTATCGTCCGTGGATTGGAAACTGGTTGTATCATCTGCAATTGTATCAGGCGTGGTATCATTGCTCACCAGTGTAGCCGGCATCCCGGAAGTTAAGGAGGAATAGCATGGCAATTACAAAAGCAATCAAAGCAATTGCAAAGCAGTTGTTTGCGAATCCGAAAAACTATGGAAATAAGAGAAGTTTAAAATCCATCAAGTACATCGTTATCCATTACACTGCCAATGACGGCGATACAGATGAAGCAAATGCGAAATACTTCCATAATAATGTGGTCAAAGCCAGCGCACATTATTTCGTCGATGATGATTCTTACACGAAGTCGGTGCCGCTTAAAAACATTGCTTGGTCCGTTGGTGGGAAAAAATATCCGAACTGTGGGAAGACAGGCGGTGGAAAAAAGTATGGACTTTGCACAAATGCCAACTCAATCAACATCGAGTTGTGCGATACTGTAAAGGACGGAAAAGCTGGAGCGTCAGCAGTAACGATTCAGAATGCTGTTACACTCACGAAAAAACTTATGAAGAAATATAACATCGATAAGGCACACGTTGTCCGGCACTTTGATGTAACTGGAAAAGCTTGTCCGGCATACTGGGTAGATGATAAGAAGTGGAAGAAAGAATTTTTGGACAAGCTATAGTTAGATGACACGAAAGATGACACGAAAATTAATAATCCAATAAATAAGCCGTTCTATAACTTTTGTATGAGGGTTCGACTCCCGTCTAGTCCACTATTTAAGAAAATCCAGTGTTTATGCGGATTCGGAAGAAAACGTTGAGAACACTGGATTTTTTGTGACTTTTTATATTTCCAAATGAGAAACAAGAAGTCTTATTTTGAAATCAAAAAAACAAAGTGGATGACATGAAAGATGACACGAATCAAAGAAGATGGTTTTCAAAATATCCGTTTGCCTGATCGGAATATTTTTTTGAAAAATCCGATCTGGTACCGCGGTATACCTGATTCAGAACAGTGTTGGTTTTCCAACCTCCACGCTCCATGATGTATGCTTCTGGTACCCCCATTGCGTGCATGATTGTGGCTGCATAGTGACGCAGATCATGGAAACGAAAATGTGGCAATCCAAGTTTTTTTATCGTGCGTCCGAAATCATGCGTAATCATATCCGGGTTAAGATTGCAGATTTTGCCGGAAACAGGAAGTTCTTTAATGACTTTATCTGGATATTCAACATAACGATCAGATGTACTATTTTTGGCAACTGATTTTAGTACCCATTTATAATTTTGATTCTTTACCATTGTTTGATGAACATGCACCGTATTTCCTTGTATGTCATCTGCATATAATCCACACACTTCTGATCTTCGTAATGTTCCAATAGATGCAAGAAGAATTGCAACGTATAGATCATAGTTTGCTGTTTTGGTATAGGAAAGCAATGATTGCAGTTCTTCGTCCTTTGGAATATAGTATTGTAAGATTTCTTTTTGGGGCATAGTAACACGAAATGATGCATCCGGTATTTGCAGGCGTATGACCGCACAAAGTAGGCTGTATGCGTTTCGAACGGTCTTGGGCGAATGTTTCCCCGCAAATTCATTTATAAAGCCAACAACTGTGTTCTGGTCAATTTCTGATACATCCATATCTTTGATTGGATCGTAATATTTTTCCATCTGCCGGTAACCGCGCAGGGTGGACGGAGAGAGCACATTGGATTTGGATTCTATGTATCTGGCAAGGGCATCTTTGAATGTGATTCTGTCCGGTGTGGCGCGTTCTTCGGCATAATTCAGTGCCAGCCGTTCTGCTTCACGCTTGGTTGCTGCTGTAAATGACTTGTAGTGTTTCTTCCCCTGTTCATCCTCGCCCAGAAAGAGCCGTGCTCTCCAAGATCCGGATGGTAATTTTCTTGCATTCATGTGTCATTCCTCCTAAAAATAGGCGCAAAAATAGCGCGGTAGTTGATTTATCGCGCTCCTGATGATACAATATGCTTGTTCACGGCGTGTATCTTCGGAGCACGTTTGCCGCTCTGGTGTTCCAGCACCGGGGCGGTTTTTATTATACAATTACAAAAACTTTTGGTACTAAGCAGAGCAATAATAAAACAATTATAACAACGGTTATAATCAGTGGAAGAGTCTTTCTTTCATGCTCCTCTACTTTTTCCTGTTTCATTTCATCTTTTGGAAGTCCTTGACGCACTGTATTTGAATATTGTAGATTATTTCCACAATATATGCAGCGCGTTGATCCTGGAGTATTTAATTTCCAACAATGATTGCACTGAATTTTATCCCCGTTTTCTTCCATATATGTATGCACGTCATATCCACATTTGGGGCAGTGAATAGTTTCAGTACTAATTAAGTCTCCACATTCTGGACATTTGAATAGTGCCATATTAGTATTCTCCTTTAATCATATTGTCAAATTCCCTTACTCTATTTTGAATTTTTAAATCCCATTTCTGCCCATCAAACATTTGACCAGATAACATTTCGTGGATGTATTGTTTGAATTCGCTATATGTAAAGAAACTTGGAGGTTTATTGATAAATAACAATTCATAATTTATATAAGGTTCTTGGCTTGCTAATTTTTCGATATCTTTATTTGACTTTGGAACAATATAACTGTTGTAAGAACTGGGGAAAACGCCATGCTCCAACGAGCTATATGCGTGAAAACAAAAACACGTTTGTATATACAAATTTTCAACGTAGTTAGTTAATATAACATCGGCAGGAACATTGTTGGTTGTTTTCTTTGATTCTTCAATTAGCATATTGTATAGTTGTAAAGATATTGAACCAACATCTTCGAAGTCCCTATGGCGTTCAAAAAAGAACTTCCTATTTGTTAAAATCTGAAACATTGTGTCATAAAAGTTCCTGTGGTATCGTCCGCCATTAGGTATTCTGTTATCATTAAATTCTGCGAGTGAAATCAAATATAAATATTTATGTAGTGGCACATAATCTTCATTTACTGCAAGGTAAGAATGCCCCTTTTCAGAAAGAATATATAATGGATTTTCACTGAGTATTCTATTTACCTCAGAAGAAGAAAGCTCATTTGCAATTCGTTGCGCCAATTCGGATTTATTACCAGTCTTTTTTACGCCTACACTTTCGGCTATTGTTTTTAATTCTTGAGAATTATATTTTGCAATAAGTGTATTTATTATATCCGCCCGCATAATATATTTTTCTGAAATCAAGAACTGAGTATAGGAGTCAAAATTGATAATACCGAGATCATGCAACCTGTTTTGCGAAAAGCTATGTAAATTGCGAGCCCCTTTTGAAAAACAGGATAATATATCTATCAGAGCATATTCTTGTTTTTCAGAAGAAGAAGCTTCTCGATAGTAATTATAATTAACTTTTTGATATTGATGTTGACTCCAGTAAGACAGTATTTCCATAACATGCTCATGAGTTGAGGCAGGACCAATATAATTTTCTGTTTGATGAGCAGTATTATCACACTTAATGTTATTTGATTGAAAATGAGAGTCTCTAAAATCAGATTCTTTGTATAGATTCTCTATTTTGAAAAAATTCAAGATTTTATCAAAAAACATAATTGCTCTCCCTAAATCAAGATTTTATTTTTAAAATTCATGATTTTTTTATCATATCCAGCGATTCTTGCTATCTGATCTGCCGATATGCCTGGATTTTCTAAAATCAATTCGTCCGGTATAAGTAGCTCAGCGGTGAATGTATTTGCTTCAATTTCCATCTTGGATGTGAGCAGCAAAGTTTTGTTTCTTATAAAGTAACAATTCTCTTTCCTGTGCATAATCGAGTGTGCAAGCTCATGAGCCATTACGAGCCGCATTTCATTTTCTTCCAGATCTTCGTTCAGAAATACGCATTTATGGTTTTTTAGGAACATATAACATCCAGCGCGACTGCCAAGCTCTCCAATTTGAACCTCTACATTTAGGCTTTTTGCAAGATCATATGGATTTCTGGTATTAAATTTTCTTACATAATAATTGACTAACTGTTTTATGTCTTTTCTCAATTATGTAACACCTACTTTTTGTTTTTGTTAGGATTATATTTTTCTTTATTGATCGGTTTTAATTTGCGCATCATCAATTCTATTTGCCCCAGCAGCAGCTCGGCATCATCTTTTGGTATCGGTTCTCCATCATAGGATAGTGGACCAGCAGATTCATTTAATAATTTGTTACGCATGTTTTCCATGTCTTTGGCAATGTCTCGTTCGTCTTTGGGCGTAAGAGATGCATTTGTTTGAGAATTTACATTTTCACCTTCATTACCATACATAACAAAGTCAATGCTTACATCAAAATATTTTGCAATTATTTCAGCTAAATCAATGCCACACCTAGAGCCCTTTTTCTTCCACGTACTTATTGTAGATTGTGATACTCCTGTATCTTTGCAGAATTTATATGCGCTTATCCCACGCAGTTGTAATAATTGCATAAAATTGTCATACATAATATATTCACCTTTCACAAAAACAATACTTTTGCAAAAACGTAGTAAATACTTGTTGACAAACGAAGTAAGCAATGCTATAGTTTAGACATACTTAATTGAACCGAAGTAAACAGCCACGTAAAGTTCGGTTTCAAACAAATACTTCGTTTGAGATATAAGTATAATTCGTTTTATTAAACTATATCACTATACCGAAGTAAACACAAGTATAAAATCCATACAAAAAGGAGGGATATTTTTGTCGAAAATGTACACTTGTGACGAAGTTGCAGAGAGATACAAGGTAAAAGTCATTACGGTATGGGATTGGATTCGCCAGAAGAAACTCAATGCAATCAAGCTCGGCAGAGAATACAGAATTTCTGAGGATGACTTGGCAATGTTTGAGAATGAGCGAAAAACAATTCGTACCTAAGAGCAGGGTATAGCATTGTGCGTCCAATAAAACGGACAACAGAAAGGAGCGTGAGAAAATGCCAAAAACGAATCTTGCGCAGAGCACCACAAAGAAGAAAATGGCATATGTTCGTGGAATGATGGCGGGCGGACAGGCGCAACAAAGTAAAGATCCGGCAGACCTTGCACCGAAGTATGGTGTCACGGAGAAAACAATCCAAAACTGGATCAGAAAGCCGGAAAGAATGAATGTCGAGAACTTTTTCCGTCTGGCTGATGATCTTGGATTGAAGATCACAGTGGAGTTTCGGAACATCCCGGAATAGGAGCAGGACATGAAAGAAAGAACATTTAAAATCGGAATTGTAGTTATGGCGCTTGGCGCAATGGCTATGGACTCGAAGGGAGTTGGCTGGATAATTGCCGCAGGAATGGTAATTGCTGGCGCGGTGATCGCACATGTGGCATACACACTCGAGAGAGTGGAAAGAGAGCGGAAGGAAACCGAGCACTGTATACAGAAGCTCCGGAAAGCAAGTTGAAAGGAGAAAAATGCACATCAGTGGAATAAAGCGTATGTATCCGCAATAT